ACGTTGCCATTTGCAAATATTCCATTCCAGAATATCAACTCAATCGGTAAACAATGGATAAGACGTTATGGTCTTGCTATTTCAAAAGAAATGCTTGGACAGATTCGTTCTAAGTTTAGTGTTGTTCCAATTCCAGGCGAGAATATTACACTTAACGGTGAAGCCTTGTTGGGACAAGCAAAAGACGAACAAGAAAAGTTAAAAGAAGAATTGAAGACGATTCTTCAGGAACTTACATATGTTGAGCTTGCAAAACAAACAGTTGATCTAGAAGAAGCTGCGAACAAGGTATTGCAGTCTACTCCTCTTTTGATTTATGTAGGGTAATTTTAAATGGCTGATAATAGATGGTCACTTCCAAATAGCCCACCTCCACCTCTTTTCTTGGGTAGAAAAGAGCGTAATTATGTCAAACAACTTAACGATGAAATAAACGAAAGAGTTGTTGGACAAACTGTCATCTATTATCCAATAGATTTAAATACAACCAATTTTCATGTTCTTTATGGGGAAGCAATAAACAAAACATTTCTTCCGCCAGTTAGAATATATGCTTTGGTTGCTTGGGATGGTGAAGAAACTTCAACAGATATTTCTGTATTAGATAAGGTAGCGAAGATTACAATAAACTTTCACAGAAGAAGATTAACAGAAGATCAGGATCTCTTTGTAAGAGAAGGCGATTTCGTTCTATATGCAGCTAGATTCTGGGAAATAACAAAGCTTACAGAGCCAAGACTTTTATTTGGTCAACAAGAGCATAAGTTTGAAATCAAGGCCGATTGTCTTAGAGCAAGAGATGGCTTATTCCCAGAACCAGACATTCTTGGAGAGATTCAACAATTTATCATTGATTCAGAAAATAATGGTGGTGTAAATCAACAACAGATGCAACAGGCCCTAAACGCTTATGATATTGTTATTGTTGGTGGAACAGATGCGGCCTTCTTAGATATGGTTGCAAATCCTGCTGCTTATACGGGCCGAATAATTTACTTAGCAACACTAAATCCTTCTCCTGTTGCTCCATTTTTTCAGGCAGGTAAGTTCTATTTCAACGAAAATGGTGTTTGGAGCCCAAGTTCAATTTTGGTACAATTTTAATATATGACAACAACTGATCACATAGAAGGTAATAATAATTTTCCTCTCGATCCATCAACGATTGAAAATATCGATTTAGCTATGTTTGAATGGCTTGATAAAGAAATGGATATTTATTCAAACACGAATAAGGGATGGAAGAAGACTCCTGTTATCTGGATGGGCGGCGAACGCGGCTTTCAGGTAAAGAACAAAAAAGAACTAAGAGATAACAACAACACATTTGTTCTTCCACTTATAACCCTTGAAAGAACAGATATTTCAAAAGACTTAAAGAAAAAAGGAAGATATTATGCAAATATACCACCAATAATGGATGGAAAGGGTGGTTCAATCAATATTGTTCAAGAAATCAATCAAGATAAAACATCAAATTTTGCGAATGCAGATTCTAAGAGAAGATTTGGTCAAGCAAATTCAAGAATGGCAAAAGAGAACAAAGTCGTTTATGTTACAAAATCAATTCCATTGCCGATTTATGTTTCAGCAACTTTTGTTATTGAACTTAGAAGCGAGTATCAACAACAAATGAATGAAATGTTACAACCATTTATGACATTCCCAGGCGGAGTGAACTATTTTATTATAGAGAACGAAGGCCACCGTTATGAAGCGTTTATGAAATCAGATTATTCCGTTGAAAATAATGTGAATAAGCTTGGTGACGAGGCAAGAATGTTCCATACGAAAATAACCGTAGAAGTATTAGGACATTTAGTTGGTAAAGGTGCAAATCAAGACCAGCCAAAAGTTGTAATGCGCGAAAATATCGTAGAAGTTAAAATAAATCGAGAATATGTCATATTTGATAACGATAAAAATAAAAAGAAGCTGTTCTGATCGATAACTTCTTTTCAAAATTCAAATAACTATTTACTAGAGAAAAACGCTACCAATTTGATGAAAATTGGCGTACGAAGGAGATCATTAAATGACTGCTGCTGCAAAGAAATTCCGATTTGTTTCACCTGGCGTGCAAATTAAAGAAATTGATAAGTCACAATTACCAAAGGTTTCAACCGCCATTGGACCAGTGATTATAGGACGTACACAACGTGGTCCAGGTATGGTGCCAGTTCAGGTTAATTCTTATTTGGAGTTTGTTGAAACTTTCGGTTCTCCTATTCGTGGTGGCGGTTCGCAAGATGTATGGAGAGACGGTAATACAACTGCTCCTACATATGCTGCATATGCCGCGCAAGCTTGGTTAAAAAATTCATCACCAATTACGGTTGTACGTTTATTAGGCGTTCAACACCCAAATCCTACAACTACTGGTTTTCAACAAGCAGGTTGGAAAACAGAAAATCTTAATGCAGTTGGTTTATTGCCTCCTACCACAAATGGTGGTGCTGTTGGCCTATTTGTTATTCCATCTGGTTCTTCATACACACAAAACGTTACAGGAACTCTTGCAGCCATATTCTATCTTGATAAAGGTTCAATAAGACTTGTAGGAAAAGATATGAACGGTGTTGATGTTGGTACAAACGGTGCAGCCGTATTTATAGCCAATGTTGGTTCTTCATATGAATTCCAAGCAATAATCGAAGATCAAAATCAAAATACGATTTTGAATACTACATTCAACTTTAATGCTCAATCATCAAAGTATATTCGTAAAGTATTCAATACAAACCCAACAATGGTTAATGATGATATTGTTCCATCAGAATCACTAAAGACATATTTCCTTGGTGAAACATTTGAAAATAATCTTAAGAGAATTGTTTCTCAAAATCAAGGAAACATCGCTGGTGGTGTATTTGCTTCACTGGTTGCACTTGAAAATGCTAACGTTGCTGGTGCCGATTTCCAAGGTATTGCTGCTAAACCAGCTAAAACCGGTTGGGTAATCAGCCAACAATTGAGCAATGCAACGGGTAGCTTTAATCCAGAAAACATGACAAAACTATTTCGCTTTGTTGTCAACAGAGGAGATGGTTCTGGCGAGTGGGAACAATCAAATATCAAAGTATCGGTTTTCGATGTAAAACCATCTGTTACTGAATACAATAGATATGGTACCTTCTCGCTAGGCATTCGTAAAGCCGGTGATACGGATGCAAATCCACAATTCATTGAAATATATACTGGTCTTACATTAGATCCACAATCTCCAAACTATATTGCTGCAAGAATTGGCGATAAGTATGTTACTTGGGATACAACAGAAAAGAGACACATCGAAATTGGTAATTTTACCAATATTTCAAAATGGGTTCGTGTTGAAATGAACCCAGTAGTAGAGCAAGGTGGTATCGAACCAGAATTGTTACCATTTGGTTTCTTTGGTCCTCCAAGATTCTCAAAAATAAATCTTGTATCGGGAAGTACTGTTTCAGCAACTTCATTAATGAAGGGTTCTGGTTCTATGCCTTACGCTCCATTAGCTGGTGGTGGTACTGTAGCATTCGCTCAGGGTACAGCCGTAGGTGCAAACATATCTTTGCAATTCCCACGCATTGAACTTCGTGTATCAAGCTCTGATGCAGGTACATTAAGAAATTCAAATGCTTACTTTGGTATCGTTACAAGCAAGGTTGGTTCATCAAAGTTTGATGAAGATTACAAAGATCTTGTAAGAACAAAACCAGATGGTGTTGATTCATATATCAAAGATTCAAGCACAGAATACAGCTTTGTATTCTCACTTGATGATATAGTTCCAGTTTCTGGCTCACTTGAAGCATCTACATGGGTTTCAGGAAGTCGTGCAACAGGTCTTTCAGTAACCGCTCTTGGTGCAGCAATAATCACTGGTTCAACAGATGGTTATAAGAGAGTTCTTGATAGAGGACACGATAAATTTACATTGCCTCTATTTGGTGGTTTCGATGGTCTTGATTTGACGGAACGTGAACCATTCAGAAATACTTATTTGGCAAAAGGTGGAGCAGTAGCAGAAGGAAACTATGCTTTCTACTCAGTACAAAGAGCCCTAGAATCTATCACTGACCCAGAAGTTTTAAATATGAATCTTCTTGTAATGCCAGGTATTACAGCAAATGGTTTGACAAAGAAAGCACTTGATATTGCAGAACAAAGAGCAGATACTTTGGCCATTATTGATTTGGATGGTAACTACCAGCCAGAAACAGAAAACAGTCTTGATGAAACATTGAGATTGGGTTCTTATACAACAACAATCACGAATCTAAAAGCTCGTGCATTGAATTCTAGCTATGGTTGTGCTTACTATCCATGGGTTAAGATCCGTGATCAAGATTCTGGTGCTCCGTTGTGGGTTCCTCCTTCTGTAGTTGCATTGGGAACAATGGCTTCTTCACAAGAAAGCTCGCAAGTTTGGTTCGCTCCTGCTGGATTTAACAGAGGCGGATTAACTCAGGGTTCATCTGGTCTACAAGTAATCGATGTTCGTGAAAAACTTACATCAAGAATGAGAGATAAACTATATGAAGTAAGCATCA